AGAGTTAAATAATAATCAATTATATATAACAGTTAAACAATATAGTAGAATGGAAAGATTGCGAGGGCAAGTTGATTACATGATAACTGATTCTCCATTAATACTAGGTATAATTTATAAGCCTGATAATTATTTTAATAATTATGATTCATTATTAAATGAGCTACATAATTCTTTTGATAATGTCAATATTGTTATAAACAGAGTTAAAGAATATAAGAGTTATGGTAGAATGCAAACAGAGGAGGAGTCTGATAAAATAGCTATAAAAATTAAACGGTTTTTAGATTACAATAAAATAAAATATTATGTGGTCGACGGTAATGAGCAGGCCCCAAACACTATATTAGATATATTATTATAAGGAAAAGGAGATAATTAAATGGTTTCTATAGAGGAAAAGATTGCGACATTTGAAGAAGAATTGAAATTGATATTTGATGATGATATAAGAGAATTTACGAAACTTTGTATTGCAGCAGCACCAGATTATTTTTTTACTGATTGTCCAGCATCATCGACAGGTAAGTATCATCCTGTTAGTGAATTAGGCCCTGATGGAACTATATTACATACAAGAAAGGTTTTTACTTTAGCATATGAATTATGTAGAGGTCTTGATTGTGAACAAAATAGAGACGAAATATTAAGTGCATGTATTATACACGATCTAAGAAAACAAGGTTTAGTTAAAAGTGGTCATACTACAAAGAATCATCCTGATTTAGCTGCCCAGTTAGTGGAGGAAGTTCAAAGAGATACTATGCTTTTGAGTGATGAAGTATTCAATTTAATAAAAAATATGGTAGGATATCATTATGGTTTATGGTCTTCTGGTAAATGGCGAAAACATTTATCCAAATTTACTCCAGAAGAATTATGTGTTTATATATCAGATTATATAGCTAGTAAAAGATGTATAGAAGTAAATTATAGGAGATAGTATATGGCTGAGTTTAAAATAGAAGGTGATTTAGGAATAGGAGAACTTTCTCCTGGTTCAACTAAAAGGCGTTGGGAGCCTGAGGAAGGAGTAAATAAACTTAAAGAAAGAATTCATAAGGAAAGTAATTATATAGATCAACATAAAAAACTACCTTTTGAATTTTCTAAGCCGAGACGTACTGGACGTAAACAATATATGGAATGTACCAATTGTGGTAATGTAGTATATGTATCTGTAAATACTATAGGTATTATTTGTAATAATTGTAAGTCTTACGTAAATGTCAAGGAGGTGTAAGTGAGTGGGAAATAATGATGAAAATGGACAGGAAAACAAACCTAGACCAAGAGGACGCCCACGAGGTTATAAATTAAGTGAGGAAAGTAAGAAAGCTATACGTAAAGCTAAGGAAGGGCAAAGACATACACAAGAAACTAAAGATAAAATTTCTAGATCCTTAATAATTTATTTCAGAAAATTAAATCCTCTTTCAGAGGAGATAGAGAACAGATATTGTAGAGCAGATGATGATATTACTTGTGGATGGGTTCAAAATGTAAGAGCAGAATTAGATAATTTAGGAGATGTTTTAACAAGAAAAACATTATTAAGTAGAAATAGAATAGAAATCGCATGTGGCGGTAATATAGAGTATTTCAGTCATAATTTAACACCTGAAATACTTGTTTTATTTAAGGAGTTTTGTAAAATTAATAATTTAGATATAGATGAGGCATATGATGATATAAATTAATTTGGGGGTGAGTTTATTGAGTAAAAGGAAAAAAATGGGAAGACCCAAGAACCCTCCAAAACCACAAGAAATGTTAAAAGAAGTAATCCCGATAGATGATATATTTAATGAAGATGAGAAAAAAATATATAATTCGTTAGTAGATATATATCTAAATGATTTTGATAAAGATGATCTCACATCCAGTGATATGGATGATATAATGAGTTTATCTATGAACAAAGTTTTAGAAATAAGATTACTCAAAAGTAGTAAAGGTAATACAAACAAACAGTTAGACATATCTAATGCCATAGAAAAATTAAGAAAACAAACTGAAAAAATAAAAGATAATTTATCAAGTCGTAGAAAAGATAGGATAAATCCAAATGAGCATAAAGGATTCTCCATTGTCGATCTTGCAGTAGCTTTTGATCAAAGGAAGAAAAAAAGATTTGCTGAGAGAATCAAGGCGAATAAAAAGGAAGAAAAAAAAGTTTTATTCGAATACAACAAGTTTGAAGGAAATAAATATGATATAGATGTAAAAATAAAAGACGATAATGAGGCTCTGTAATGATTAAGCAGAAGAATATGAAGATTATAATGAATCAGGGCACGGATCTTATAGAATACTATCGTCAAAATCCATGTGTTGCCGCGTTCGATCTTTGTAGAGCAGATTTAGCTCCTATCCAAAGAATAGTTTTTGAAGATATGTGGTTTAAAAACTATGTTATTGGTGTCATGGGAAGAGGATGTGGAAAAACCTATATGCAGGGTTTACTTGCTGTTTTACATTGTTTATTATATCCAGGTTACAGAGTTGGATTAATAGCACCCACCTTTCGTCAGTCCAAAATGATGTTTTCTGAAGTAGAAAAATTATATAGTAAATCTGATATAGTCAGACAGGCATGTGAAAAAAAACCTACAAGAGGGACGGATACGTGTTTTCTAAGGTTTAAAGCTATAGGAGGTAGTAGTGGTTCGTATATAGAGGCCCTTCCACTAGGTGTTGATGGTGCTAAAATTAGAGGATCTCGTTTTTATTTAATATGTATAGATGAATTAGCACAAGTACCTGATAAGGTTATTGACTTAGTAGTTAGACCGTTTGCATCAGTTTCTTTAGAACCTATGGAAAAAGTTAGAAGATTAGAACAACAAAAACAATTGATAGAAAAAGGTTTGGCCACAGAAGATGATTTTGAAGAAGAAACTGTCAATAAAATGATAATGACATCATCCGGGTTTTTTAAATTCAATCATATGTGGAGACGTATGAAAGATCATTGGGAAATGATAGACAGATTTGGTGGTGATTCGATGCATGCTGTTTATCAAGTTCCTTATTGGTTTATGCCTACAGGATTTTTAGAAACAGATAATATTGAGGAAGCCAAACGCACAATGTCTAGCTATGAATTTCAGATGGAGTATGAAGCTGCTATGATATCTGATTCAGAAGGTTTTTTTAAAGCATCTTTGTTGGAAGAATGTACTATTGATAGTGGTTTTGATATAGAATTAAAAGGTGACCCATCCGCCAAATATGTCGTAGGGGTAGATCCTAATCAAGGTGGTAGTGCAAGTTGTGGTTTATTAATTATTAAAATAGGTGCTATTAATAAAATAGTTAATGTAATAGAATTAAAAGATAAAACTACACAAGGATTGACTATGGCTATACAAAGAGTATGTAGCATGTATAATGTGGTTAGGATATTCATGGATCAAGGCGGTGGTGGTAAAGCTATAATGGATTTATTAGATGATGGGTATGATGGGCATGAACCTATTATAGACAGGACAGATAAAGATAAATTTAATAAGCAAGGTTCTCATATATTAGAGATGATCAACTTTACTCCATCTTGGATATCGGATGCTAATTTTGCTACTTTGTCTTTGTTTGAAGATAAAAGATTAAAATTTCCTGAACCACCAATATCCGTTCCTGATGATAAACAAGGGTTTGGTAAGCGTATTTTTAATACTTATGATGTTTTTAATGTTTTAAAATCTCAAATATTAAGCATAATAGTAACTCAAACAGCAAGTGGTTTATTACATTTTGACACACCTAAAAAAAGTCAAAATAAAGATTTATATTCAGCATTAATATTAGCTGCTTATGGAGTAAGAATGATTGAAAAAGAATTAGAGGATGATGGTGTTCCTGTTTTATATAGTACCGGCGGTATGATCAGGCAACATTCAAATAATAGTTCTTGGAGTCCTTTAGATATGAAAAATAATCCCGTTGTTGTAAAAACAACGTATGGTAGTCATAATTTACAGGCAGCGGTTTTGAAAAAATTAATTAAATAATTAAAATAATAATGTAACCTCTATTTAATAGAGGGGATAGTTTTTTGGCGTAATTAGTATTAAGTAATAATGTATAGGAGAGATAGGAAAATATGAAATTTGATATTTGGAAAGTTACAAAGTCTATAGTATTGGTTTTGTTTATATTATTTGTATTTTTTAATTTTAATAATTTTTTAAATAAATTTAATCAAGCACCGCCACAACAACCCCAAATAATAAAAATAGAAGACAACGCTCTTTTAATAAGATTAGCTGCCAGTGATCAAAGAGTAAAGGAATTAGAAATTGAATTAAAAGATCAAAAAAGTCTCATATTAAAATATGCAAAAGAGAATAAAGAAAAAATAGATGAGATTGGTATTGTAAAATCGAAGCTTGAACAAACTGTTAAACTTCATCAAGCTTCTTCACACGTTTATCTAAAAGGTAAAGTAACCGATCATCATTTTATAAAGATTTATAAAAAAGCAGCCAATGGTACACAATTTCCAGTAGCATGGGCGATGTTTTATCCTAATCAACCAGATTCAAATAAACTATGGAAGACAGGTACTTATCCATTAGAGTTTAATGTAGATGTAATTGAGACTGAAAATAAAGAAGGTATGTTTAACAGATATGTTGAACTTAATATTGAAAATAACCAAATGAAAGAAACCAAAGGTTATAAATATCCATTAAAAATAACCAAATTGGATTGGGCTAAAAGCGAAAAGAACGATAAGAGTTTTTATTTATGGAATCCTAGATTGGGTATTGGTGGTTTAGCTACTAATGATTTTGCGGCTCCAAAATTAGATATAAGTTTATCATCATATGGAAAAACCAAAAGAGACATGGATTGGAGATTTATAACTTTAGGAGTTGGATATTCCAATTATGAGAGTGATAATAAAGATTTTATTTTTGAATTTTCTCCCGCACAATGGAATTTCGGTAATGTGGTTCCGCTAATAGAAAATGCTTTCATAGGTCCGTCTATTGGTTGGGTTATTCCAGGCAACACATCTTTCGGTTTTTCAATATCTGTACCATTTTAATAAAGGAGAATAATAATGGCGACTAGTTATTTAGAAGATCAAAGTAAATATAGAGCTAATCAATGGGCTACTACTTGGTCTGGTGTACCACCAAAAATAGAAGATAAAATTGGAAGACCGGATTATGTAAAAGTTAAAGTAGCTACGGAATTTGGTACAGAATATGGTGGAACTGTTTCTGGTACCGAAGGCACAATTTTAGTATAAGGAGAATTGTATGAAGGAAGACGT